ATGAATTAAAAACTAAAACTTCAAAAAGTGGTGGTTTTCCATGCTCAACATCTTCATATATAGTACCTACTAAACAATTTACAGGTACTAAACTAGCTTTTGTACCTGGTGCGGATTTTAATGCTCAAGGCCAATTAACCGACTCAGGAATAGTTAAATTTAATACAATAAAATCCTATAAAGGAGCTATCTTTACAGTAGGTAATAGTGGACATGGACATGTTGGATTTATTTTATATGTTGAAAATGGAAGTAAAGGAGGATGGATATTACATACCTTAGAATGTAATGCAGGAAAAAGTTTAAAATTCTTAAAAAGATATATAGGAGGTAACTGGGGGTCATGGTCAGGTGGAACTAATACAAACATATATATAGGTGATATATCATCTTACACAGGTGGTGCTTATGCTACTAATGGTATAGGATCAGATTATTCATTAACAGGTATAGGTTCAGTTAAAACCTTTTACGCAAATAATACTAGTTTATAATGGCTGAATTTAAAGACATACGAGAATATAGTGGTAAGCAAGTTATTATATCATCAAATAGATTAGTATTTAACTCATCTAAAGATAGTATAATATTAACATCAGCTCAATTTATTAATTTATCATCTGCTGAAAAAGTAACAATTGATGTTGGTCCTACAGATAGCACTAATCAGAGTAATATATTTTTAGTTAATGCTCCTAAAGTTCAATTTGGTTTAAATTCAAAAGGTAGAACTGTTGAACCAATAGTAAAAGGAGATTCCTTAGAAAAAACATTAAATGATCTAATGTCTGCTATAGAGATATATAGTGATATGGTGACAGCATCTGTACCACTTATTTCTCCATTATTAGCTGTAGCATCCACTACTTTAAAAGCTAAACTAGCAATAGTTAAATCAGAATTATCTGCTAAAGGTAATGTTAAATCAGATACATCATATACAATATAATGAGCACAAATACTTTTAATATTAATCCTGGTAATAAACCTTTAACTACTGAACAGTTAAAGAGTAATGCTAATGATATCAATAAACAAAAAGATAATCAAAAGAAAAAAACAGATGATGCTAAAAAAGCTCTTAATAATCCAGAAGGTTATTTAAAAGATCAATCAGAAACAAATTCAAGAGATCATAAAGCTAAATTAACAGGTATATTAGCTCCTGTTATAGCTAGTTTCTTTTCAACAGAAGTTATTATTAATTCATCTATTAAAACATTACTTAGATCAACCAAAAAGAAACTTACAAACAAAGGTAATGTAGTTGCTAATACATATTCAATTACTTTTACTCCTACTGTTTCTGGTGATTATTTAGCTTATAAAAGAAGTTTTGATAGAAAAGTGAACAATATAAAAAATGTTGTTAAAACTCTAAAAACAACAATATCATTATTACAAAATGCAATTCGTGTTTTAAATTTAGGTTTATCTCTTACAAGAATATTCATCACAATTAGACTTAAAATATTAAACACTCAATTAACCACTACAGCAATTGATTTTGCCTCGGTAACACCAGCAAAACCAGTTGCTGCAACTCAATTTCCTAACATCATTAAAAAAATAAAGAAATTAGAAAAAGCTAATAAAGATTTAGAAATGTCTCAATCAGTATTAGGAGCAGCTAATGCATTTTTACCTATATTAATAGCTACTTTAGCAGGTATTCAAGATAAATTAAATCAATTAAGTTTTGTAATTATCGCACCTAATTTACCATCAGGTAATATAACTAGTAATTCTGCTGAAGGAACTGTACAAAATGTAGCACCTAGTGAAGAAGAATATATAAGTGAATTAGGCAAAACATATAAATTAAAACTAGTGACCTTACCTAATGATTTTAAACAATACCAAGCTTTAGACTCATTCAGTGGAATGAAAATAACTCAAACAGCTCCTAGCAAATTTAAATCAGAAGGTGACTTACTTACCGAAATTAAGCAAATACTTGGATAACGAAAATATTTATAATTATGAAAACGGATACATTTGTAAAATTATTACGTAAAGTTGTACGAGAAGAAGTACAACAAGTTGTGCGTGAAGAATTAGGACTGATGCTAGAAGCACCAGAACCTAAAAAAACTGTAACAGAGACTAAAACTCCTGTTGTGAAAAATTCATTAGTTGATTCTATTAAAGCAGTAAAACCTGTAGAACCAGCTAAACCAATGGCGTTTACTCAAAATGACGTGTTAAATGATATTTTGAATGAAACAGCTCATGCTAGTGACTGGCGTTCATTAGGTAATATGGATTCATCAATGGCTGAAGGATTTGGTGGAGGAATGGGAATGATAGCTGAACCTGTTGTAGTAAACAGTGTGGATCAAATGTTAGCTAATACAAGACCTGCAGGAGATATTAATTCTGTAAGAATTGATACAGTACCTGATTTTAGTGGCTTAATGGCTACAATGAAAGAAAAAGGACAATTATAATGTTAAATAGACCAACATATACTCTCAATCCACAAGATGTAGGACAGCCTAGAGGTATAGGTATTAGTGTCTTATTTAATAATGGAAATAATATATTTACTCAAACTTTTACAACTAAAGATCAAGTAAAATCAAACTTGATCAATTATATATTAACAAATAAAGGCGAGCGTTTCTTTGATCCTACCTTTGGAGGTAATTTAAGAGCTTCATTATTTGAACCCGATACAACATTTGATTCAGTAGCGGCTAGATTAGAAAACGAAATCTACGCTTATGTACCTAATATTATTATAAACAGCATTGACGTTAAGAAATTTTCCGATGAAAATTTAGTTAACATATCAATAAGTTATTCAATCAGTAATCAACCTGATACCTTAGTGATAAATGTTTCAACAACCGATTTAATTAATCAATAATGGCAAACGTACCAGACATAAAATATTTTGATAAAGACTTTACTACGTTAAAGCAAGATTTAATTAACTATGCTAGAACGTACTTCCAGAATAGCTATATGGACTTCAGTCCATCTGCTCCTGGTAATATGTTTATGGAAATGTCTGCCTATGTAGGTGATGTTTTATCATTCTACACTGACACTCAGTTACAAGAAACATTATTGTTATATGCTCAAGAGAGAAAAAATATTATTGCTTTAGCATACGCTTTAGGTTATAGACCTAAAGTAACAACAGTATCATCAGTAATATTAGACGCATATCAATTATTACCATCAGATGGTGCTCCTAACTACAATCCAGATTGGAGATATGCTTCTAGAATTGATATAAATGCTACTGTTAAATCAATATCAAATCCTAATGTTACATTTTTAACTCAAGATTTAGTTGATTTTAAATTTTCATCCTCATTTGATCCAACAGATATTTCTGTTTATCAATATTACACTAGCACATCAAATCCTCAATATTATTTATTAAAAAAATCTGTAGAGGCAATATCAGGACAGATTAAAACAACTACATTTACTTTTGGTAATCCTGAACAATTTCCAACTGTTACTATTAATGATTCTTATATTATTGAAGTAGTTCAAGTAATAGACACTGATAATAATACTTGGTATGAGGTACCTTATTTAGCCCAAGATACAATATTTGATGAGTCTCTTAACTTACCAACTAATGAGCCTAACTATTATAGTGATAATGCCGCTCGTTTTTTATTACGTACTAAAAAAGTAGATAGACGTTTTACAACACGTTTTGATGATGATAATAATTTAATATTAGAATTTGGTAGTGGTGTGACATCATCACCTGATGAAGTTATTATTCCAAATCCTGATAATGTAGGTATGGGCTTAGTAGATGGTATAAGCAAAATGAATATGGCTTATGATCCATCTAACTTTATGTATACTAATGAATATGGAGTTGCTCCTTCAAATACTACTTTAACAGTAACTTATTTAGTTGGAGGTGGTATTACATCTAATCTTCCTGCTAATTCAATTAATCAAAAAGGATTTACTTTAAGTGATGTAAGTTTTTATGCATTTAATCCTTCTACAAATTTACCTTTTGCTAACACATTATTCACCAGTTTAGTATTCAATAACCCATTACCTTCGGTTGGTGGTAGAGATGGTGATACTGTTGAAGAAATAAGACAAAATACATTAGGAGCATTTTCAGCACAAGACCGTGTTGTAACTAA